CAGTGTTTTACCAATAACTTCTCAATCATCATGTTGTTTGCTTCCATAATCTTATCCTCCGTTTCATTTATATTAGGGTCATTGACCCTGGGATGGGACTGATTGTGGCTCAGTCCCTCAGAGGCCATCGCCTTCCTTTTTATTATAACACGCCTGACGCTAGGCTGTCAAGTTAGTACTTATCTCTTGTATCTTGCGTATATCATCCGCATATGTTCAATGTGCCCACGCAGTCTAAGTATCGCATATTCCCTTATCGTACGTATCTCACTTGGTGTTAATCCTACGATCCTACCATCTACGATTTGTCCATCAACCATGGATTCGATCTCAGTTTGGTTGTAATCCTTCAATATGCAGTATACCGATTCCTTATCTACCTGGTCGATCCATGACTGCATCAAATACTTTATCCTACCACATATCAGTTCTACATAGGTATCTATTAGATTGTCATTACGCACTTTCCACTCCTCATTTGGTCTAATAACAACCTCATGGTTATGCCACAGGCTAATGACCACATTTTATCCAGGTCCAGGCAGTAAACCCTATACCTTGTCTTGCGTGTGATTATCGCATTCTCCACATCTGTTATTCTGTGTTTGATGCCATTACTATCAAACCCATAACCACCGTATGGTATCGTTACCGATATCTTATCACCCAGTTTGGCTGTGCCAACCTCTGCACCCAATATTGAATCTAATGGTATTGCTGTTGTTTGATGTTTCATTGTAATCCCTCCTATTCTATACCCTCGCAGTTACGATAGTATGTATATAATTGCTCACCCTTCGATAGTACCTCCTCGTGCATTGACAATATTACAGGTCTTTTAAACAGTCTAAATAGGATTGACAATAGGTATCTTATCATAGCTCATTCTCCTTTATCAGTTGTATTGGACCATTGGTCCTGGGATGGGACTGATTGTGGCCCAGTCCCTCAGAAGCCATCCTACCTCTCTATTATAACACATCGAGGCATATCGTGTCAATATATCACTCCCACCATCCATCTGGCTTGTGATCACATATACTACAGAAATCGCAGTTCTGGCAGAAGCTACCATTGCACATTGCACCTTGTCTCATGCTGTCTATTCGATCATTCTCTTTCTCCCAATCCTCATTGTATACCATACTATTACCTTCTCATTCGTTTATGGTTGCTACTATTTCTTCTTATGTGGTAGCTTCACAAGTACTGCCAGGATTATTATGACTAACCAGCAATGTTCTAATTCCATTATTCCCTCCACTCGATATGACATCCTCTATTGAATAGCAGTACTATTACGCAGCCAGCACATAAACCTATTGCTACTAATGTTCCCATACTAACTCCTCCTTTCGACGTCGATATTCGACCAGAATACCGATTCATTTGTAATTGATACTTGTCCCTTCATCCCAGTTCGTGGTACCTTCTATCTCCGTATTGTCAAGTAATATTAATCTCCGCTTGCAGTCGTTCAATGAGGCTTGGCTGCCCCTATTTAGTGGTTACTAGTGGGTTCGAGAGGAGTAGTGTATTCCTGATTGTGGTAGGAAGGGATGGTAGTCGATCGATAGCAGGGATGGTAGTTGATCGATACAAGTACACTTCTATTAGCTATTTTCCTCAGCCATCGGACTATGATCTCTTATGCACTACAGGACTATCAGCACGCTGCTACTGTACCATCATCATACTTCGCCATCATAACACATCTTATTATATAGGACCTCAATCTCTTGCATGTACATATCATATGCCATATCCCTAGCCCTATCCAATACATCCTCTGGTATACCATCTATTGCTATTCCATCGATCGTACATTCTGCTTCTATTGCCAACTCCACTAACTTCTTAGCCACTGCCTTATCCCAATCTATATCCCAATCGAAGTCTGCAGCTAGATCATACAATATGGTATTATCACCATTCCTATCGGTTATGACCTTCTCAAGTCTTAGGTAGATGATCACACCATCATTAGTGTTCCTCTTCTCGTATGCCTCCCTAGCCATTTTGATCTCCTCATCTGTGACGCCATACACGTCCTTGTTCATGTAACCTTCGTTTACCATGTTCATTCTCCTTTATCAGTTATTTTAGGACCACTGGTCCTGGGATGGGGTTGATAGGCTCAACCCCTCAAAGGCCTTATTCTGCTACAGCTACCTTCTTGCTCTTCCTAGGTTTCCTCTCCTTCTTAGGTTCACTATTGGGTACCTCAGCTACCTTCTTGCTCTTCCTAGGTTTCCTCTCCTTCTTAGGTTCACTATTGGGTACCTCACTGAACTCCTCAGTATTGACTTCTGGTGTCTCCTCTACCTTAGGTTCTGCCTTAACCTCCTCTGGGAGGTCCTTAGCTAACTCTGTCTTGAATCCAGTTTTTGTGTAGGGCTCACTACCTATCTTAGATGGCTTCTTGAGCTGTCCGGAGACTAGACTTGCCTCCATGGTTACGTACCCAATCTCTAGCTCTCTATCCTCTGTGCATCTACCAACTGTTACTATCACCCTGATGGTTGCCCATGCCCAGGCCCCATTGTTGTATTTGGGATTTACCTCATTACCCTTAGCTGACTTGTTGACTGGTATTATCTCGTCCACTTCTATAGACTGCAGTGTGTATCTGTCTCTGAGGTTCGCTACCCATTCCTCTATGTCAGTACCAACCAGGCGAACTACTGCAGATGTTAGTAACTCATCAGTGTCGTACCTGTTAGGTAGCTTGTACTTCTCATCCCTCAGGTCAGCTGGATTCCACTCAACGCCAAATATCCCAGCGTTATCGCATACCCACTTACGGAAGCTCTCACGTTGTGCGGACTTATTCTCAGCTTCGTTTGGCTGCCATGCTGTCTGACTAGCTACTACTGTTGTTATGTGCCTGTGTGTCTTGTAGAACTTAGCTATTAGGCCATCACCTGTCAGCTGTACGCTCACCTTGTTGGCTCTCTTGTTCTCAGTTACTCTTGTTTCTGTTCTGTTATCTGTTGTCATATTACTCGATCTCCTTTATTCCTCATCCGGTATCTCCGGCTTGTTGGTAGTTAGTGTTTCACGTGAAACACCCCATATCAGCCACCGCTCCACGTCGGTAGCTCATACCGGGCGTCACCCGGTCGTGCCTGTTGTCATATTTACCTCCATTTATGGCGGTTTCAACTTTCAGCCTTTTAGAGTTACTAATGCAGATGATGGGATTCGAACCCATCGTGTTTCACGTGAAACACCGCCATGTCCGCCAACCTCTTATGTGAACCGCCAGTCACTGACATCTATTATGTCGAATGCTTCCATCCACTCTTCCTCTGTTGCTATGCCCTCTTCTATGTGGTCTGCTATCTGTGAGAGTGGTGTTACGTAGTCTTCTATCTCTCCATCGCACTCTGCTTCGTGTGCATAGTACCTAAGCGAACCTACGACCATACCTACCATCCTTGCTAATACCTTATCTGTTATCTGTGTCATACCTGTCTCCTCTCTGTCACTCTGTGAGTGACTATCGGTGTTGGTCACCACCCTTATAATGGCATCGGTGGGAGTTGCACCCACCATGTTTCACGTGAAACACCCCCGAGGCCAGCCAACCGCACCAACCTCACTCTTCTATTATATCACAGCCGAGGGGTGCGTGTCAAGTAGTGAGAAAGGGCAGAAGAGAATAATTATATCTCCTAATAACTGAATATTTTGGACCAAAGTCAATTACCACTCTATTTTACCTCCCTTGATAACTGAATATATATTTATCTCGTTCCAACCAGCTTACTATACTTCCAAGAATATATTCACCACGGCTTTCTAAGAATATATAATATATTATATCGAATATCACACACGCAAGGACTACTATCATTTTGCCAAAACCATAGGAGGGATGACTATGATAAAAGGCAAATGTACAGTATGTGGTAACGTAAAATGGCTCAATCACGCAGGAAAGTGTCCAATTTGTATAGTCAAGAAGGACAACGACATAAAATTATCAAATAGTCAGAGTAATGTAGTAATGTGCGAAGAGGAGGATGGCGAAATTGACTAATACTGTGGGTAGTATAATTATTCTCCTGGCTGCTGCGATTTTAAGTTCTTATGGCGGACCAAGGATAAAATCTTAAATTGGAAGGTGGAAATAATGGCAATTATAGTATCAATACTTGCAATACTAATATGCATACCGATAATAGATAATGGGTGTAATGTCGCACCATCAAACAATGATGAATAAGGATGTGGCAATATGGGCAAGATGGTTTGGCTGGATAATGACGAAGTAGATATAATACTATCGATGTGTCGGCAGATAGATCCAGATGACGTGGACTACGCCACTGTTGATAGACTAGATATTAAATTAGGAGGTGGGAATAATGGCAACTAGTCCTATAAGTGGCAATAGAGGACTATATCAAACGGCATGTGAGGCATCACCGAATAAGACTCAGATAGATGCTTGGATTAATGAAGGTAAATCAAACGCCTGGATAAGCCGTGAGTTGAAACGGCTTTACGGCGAGAAGATATCTGATAAATCCATAGGGAAATATCGCGAGTATAGGGAAACTAGGGTTATGAAGGAACTTGAGAATGATCCAGAATACCAGCGGAAAATGCAACTAGCCACTCAGACCCTGGTTGATCAGGTTAGTAAGGTAAAACCCATTAATATTATCAACCATCTAAATGATACTATAGACCATTGCACAGAGTTGCTGGCTGGTGCGAAGTTAGATGAAATCAAAATAAAAACTGTACAAGACATGAGATTTATATACATGACACTCATGGAAGCACTCAAGATGCAATCAGATCTGGTGATGAAGGCTCAGCAATTCCAGAAAATAGAGGAGAACCCAGATCTATTACGTCCAACTGTCAATCTGAATGTCAAAGCAATCCTTGTGGACATATTGAAGGGGGTGAGTGATGATGGAGCTAGATCCGCAATTATCGATCGCATTAGAGCAGGCATTGGGAAGTATGAGCAGGGAGGACATGCTGGATATCCTGTCGAACATAGATCAGGTATCCTGGACGGAGAATCGGAGAATGTTGAAGGGACAGCCGTTCTCATTTCAGAATCGTAATTACCTACTTGATATATATCGTGACCAATACCAAGATATGATAATAATGAAGGGTAGACAGGTAGAAATGTCAGAGTTTAGTATGAACTGGTTGCTGAATAAACTCGATAGACATCCATACACCGCTGGTCTACATGCATTCCCACGTGAAAAGCAGTGTCTAAGATTTAGTAAACAGAGATTGGATTCAGCAATAAAAGATAGTGGATATATTAGAGATTGGTACTCAGATCGTGAATCAGAATTACTAATGCGTAAATTCATTAAGAAACCCGAAGATGGTCAAAAGAATGGTGCATATAATTTCTACTTCCTGGTGCATACATGGGAGAGTAGGAAAGATACGGTCGGTGATGCTGCTAGAAATATTACACTTGACTTTATAGTATATGACGAACGTCAAGACCATCCAAACGATGTTGAGACAGTACTTGGAGAAGGTGCTTCACATAGTGAATTCAAACAAACATTAACACTTGGAACACCCAAATTACCCGGTATACAGTTTGATCAACAGTGGGAAGCAAGTGATAAGAGATATTGGTTTGTGACATGTGAGAAGTGCGGTAGACAATCAATAATCACCATGGACAATATACTGGATTCTGGTGATGAGGAGTTGGGATATTATTATGGGTGCACACACTGTAAAGAACCATTAGATAGAAATATGGGACTATGGCAAGCAACCAATCCGCAGCGTAGGCCACTATATCGTGGATACCATATCAACCAGTTAATGGTATGTTGGATAACTGCAAATGAGATAATGAAAAAGAAAAATTCCCCTAACTATAGTAAACGTAGGTTTCATAATGAGGTATTGGGTGAGGCTTATGGTGGCGATGATATCCCAATGACATGGACAGCTATGATGAATTGTGCCAAAAATACCTACAAGTTGGGTCAAGTAGATAATGATAAACTATACGGAGGGGTTGACTGGGGTAATACATCATATTGCGTGGTACAGACCAAGACATCAGTAGGACATAGGCTCATAGATATTATAATAGCATCCGATTCAGACCCAAGAGAACATCCAAAGACAATCGCGAGGGGTCTCAAGAAATATAAAGGATATATTAAGAGGGTGGTTGCGGATGCCGGACCTGATATCTCCAGGACCAATAACCTACGTGATGAACTCAAGAGGGAAGGTATATGTAATGACGTATGGGCATGTTACTACCTCACACCACCAGCCAAGACCGATACTGTATGGAATGATAAAGAAGGATATGTATCAGTTGGTAGATCTGAAATGATTGATAATATCATTGATGAGGTATTGGATGAGTATTTCATAATACCTGGCGAAGATAAGAATATTGAGAGAGTAGATGACCTAATGGAGCACTTCACAAATATAGCTGCTGAGAAGGTCGAAAATAATGCAGGGAATGCATTCGTATTATACGTAAATACTGGACCTGACCACTTACTACATGCTAAGCTATATAGTGATGTCGCATCGCTAGGTGAGACAGGTAGTCCAATAGCAGCTGCAGCTAAGCCATTTGTTCCACGAAGAGAGATCGTGATGGCGTCCAAGAGTGGTCTAATAATACCAAAACCATCACAGACTAGTTCAAAATTCCCAATATTCGGGCGAAATAGAAGGAGGAGATAATATTATGGGATATGAAGTAACCATGGATAATAATGTCGTAGGGTATCTTGGACATGATGGAAAGATGATATACAATAAGGAGAAGATATCAGAAAT